TTTCTTCGCCTAGTCTAGCAGTAGGTGCGTGTAAAGTATGTGTTGGACTAGATTCTCCGATTCCAACCTTGCCTGAATTATCAATTTTTAATACAGTATTAAAACTTGCTGCTGCTCCAGCACTTCCTGATGCTGTAGAAGTTAAAAACTGATGAGTACCATCTTGCTGTGTATAAAGGTTTGCATAACCTGTGCCAATAAACTTATCGCCTGAATTGTAATACCAGTTATTACTTAACCAAAATCTTGCTTGTGAGCTATCTCCTGTAATTGCTGAAGTGCTATTTCCAAAATATGTAGTTTTACCTAATGTATTATTTGCAAGTGAACTTGTGCCAATTCCAACATGACCTGAACTATCAAAACGCATTCTCTCAGTATTATTTGTGATGATTCTTAGCTCATGATTTGAGCTATTTCCTATATAAGGACCAGCACCATCTCTTGTTATTACAAAATTTTCTCCTGATGATGGAGTAAAAGTAGCACTTGTTCCTGTTAAAGCACCATCAATATTTGCAGAACCACCTAAATGTAAATCTTTAAATCTATAACTTGGATCACCTAAGTCAGCATCATTGTCAATTATTGTTCCTGAATTGTCTGTTGGAAGTATGCCATTTACATGAAAACGCAATCCATTATGACCTGATGAAGAACTAAATATATTCAAGTCATTTGCTGTATTTCCTATAGAACCAATTATTGCAGAAGCACTAGAAGAATGAACATTTAGTTGACCATCATTAAGTTGAACAGCACCACCAAAAGAACCACCTGCATTGAATAAAGCCTTACCTGCATCTGACATATCAAATTGAACAGCATTGATAGCAGAACCACCATCATTACCAACTATAATAAAATCACCATTTGAAATAGTTGTTTGAATTTTATAATCATTTCCGTCTTTAAAATGGTCAGCAAATTCTGTACCCCCGTCAGCAAATTTTATATCTGCACCATCTACATCTATTATTAAATCTCCACCAATGTCTAGTGTTAAATCGCCAGCATCAGAAATAGTAGATCCATCGAGAGTAATATCATCAACCGTTAAGGTTGTTAGAGTATCTAGGTTATCTGCTGTGATCTTAGTGTTTGCCATTATTTATCCTATTAAATGCCCTGAAAAGTTACTTTCTTGGTGTATAGTATAACCACCTGAATTTCCTGAAAGAACAGCTACCCCTACTTGATTTCCAGAACCTAAATATACAGTCCAAGATGTTGTCATACTATAATATTGGTCATCGAGGGAATCAGGTCCATAAATAGCATGACCTTGACCATAACCAGATTGAGAGGTACTTGGAGAGGTTCCTGTATAAAATGCAATTCTCATAAAACCACCGCCAGTATAACCATCAATTCTTACATTTGTTGAAAAACTATACCAACCAGCAACAGGAGCAGTATATCTTCCAGTACTAGTACTGTATCCTCCTCCTTGTTCTAAAGTAGTAAAAACAACACCTACATGAGTATTACCACTTGCAGTCGGATTACTAGTTCCTCTAGCCCAAAATGCTCCGTTTGCAGCACTTATTCTTGGTTTTGTTACAAGTCCATTTTGGTCAATATTAAAAACTTCAGTACCACCTTGTTCTATTACAAAATCACATACACCTGAAGAAGCAGTATTTGATAAACCAAAATTACCAGCATTGTCATCTAAGAAAAATTTACATCTTCTATTATTAGAACCCTCGATAACATTTAAAGTTAAGGCTACTTCTTGATTGTTTGTAGTAGAGCCTATAGTAAAATTTCTATCAGGACTACCTACTGTTGTACTATCTGTTGTGCCTAAAAATAAATTACCTGAAGCATTAATACGCATTCTCTCCCCATCAACGCCACCAAAGGTATATCCTGTATAACTACTTTGAGTTCCATGAAAATCTAAAAATCCAGTTGAAGAATTTCTACCTATTTTATATTCTTCTGATTCTGCTGTTCTCAATCTTAACTGATCTGAAGTTGTTCCTAAAATATCTAATTTTGCATTTGGAGATGCAGTTCCAATTCCAATTTTTCCATCTTCATGTATTGATATTGCTCTTGTACCACCATTAATACCAATATCTAAATAATCATCAGCACCAGTACCTGATTGCACCGCCATAGACCATGCTTCATTACCTGAGTGTGTGACCTCTAAAAAGTTACCACCACCTGATGCAATTGTTTGAACTATTTTACTACCTGAAGCACCTGTAAAATGTCCTGAACTATCAATACGCCATCTTTCTGCTGTATTCGTGCCACCTGAAGCTGTGTAGAACAACATATCAGACGCATTTGTGCCTGTGTTATAAGTTGTCCTTATGCTTGTGTTTCCGTATTTAGCTCCATTGTAAATTTCTCTGTAGCCTTCTAATAAAAACTCTGTTCCACTTACGCCTGTGCTATCTCCTACTGATACATGACCACCTAAAACTGATAGCTTTTCAGTAGGACTACTCGTTCCAATTCCAACACGATTATTAGTAGAGTCTACAACTAAAGTGCTTGTATCAACTGTTAAGTTGGCTGACATCTTTACATCGCCAACAATATCCACGGGCACGGATGGTGAAGCAGTTCCTAGGCCTACACGAGAGTTAGAGTTATCTACAACAAAAGTGGGTGAGTCAAAAGCAACATCGTTAGATCCTACGGTCAAAGTGCCAGGCATAGTAATGTTGCCCGAAAGTTTTGCACTAGTTATAGTGCCGTCGCTTGGTGTTCCAATATTTACTGGGTTTATTACATAAACTGTTACGCCCCTACCAGCTATGACGCCTGTAGTTATAGTCAAAGTGTTGTTAGAGATAGTGTAAGCGTCTTGGTCTTGAAAGACGCCGTCTACAAAAACTATTAGGTTTGTTTCAGCTGCTGGAGTATCAGATAAAGTAAAGTCTGTTTGTGCACTGCCCCCTACATCTGCTGCGGTAAAAGAATCTACAGTTAAGTTAGAAGACTGTAAATTAATAAGATTATCTACTATGACTTCTAAGGCCATACCATTTGGGGGTGCAGCATCAAAAGTAAGAGTAGAGCTAGAAAAAGATATAGTGTTATGGTGTTGTAGTACACCATTTAAGAAAACCATGGCATTGCCCTCTACACCAGGGTCTATACCTATGTCATAACTTGTTGCGCCACCAGAAGTGGTTGCATTAAAAACTGTTTGATTTGCAGATTTAGCTGCAATGTTTTCTTGAATTGTTTCAAGAACTCCCGCAGTAAGCCTAAGTTCAGCTGCGTCACCCGAACTAAAGGCCCTAGCCGTAGTGCTTTCTTGGGCACGAACAATAGTTAAAGTGTTACTTGATCTTGCAGTAACTTTTACTATCTCATTATTTGTACCGTCGTCAAACGTACAGAAGAAGAACTCTCCTGCAGCTAAGCTTGGAAATACACTACCGTCTGTTACTGTAGCGCTTGTCGCACTATTAGTTAGACTAGATCCAAGCGTTGTTTTGGCATTGTTCTTAAAAACAATTCCCATAAGTAACGTCTCCTATCTATGTTAGCTAACGGTTACTGTCCAGGTAATTGTCATTGAGTCATTAGCCCCTTTGTTAACAACAGAAAATACGGTTCTACAAAGCATAGTACCACTAGAAGAAGCGTTAAATAACCCCGCTTCTGTAACAGCACCTGTACCAGTACCAGCAGCAAAAGTTGCTACATAAGTTACAACAGCACCAGATACACTAGTACTTGTTAGAGATACCCTACCAAGCTGAGTGCCTAATGCAGTTTGTGAAGCTGCTGCCGCAGTTGACCCACTACCAATCGCCATGTGTGACATAGCAGTTGCAGAAGCGTCTTTCATACGGGAAGCAACATACCCTTTTCCAGCTGTAACAACCAAGTTATCGACTTCTTGTACAGTGTCACCGTTTAAGGCTATCTGTAATTTACCCTTTAGTTTTAAGTCGTCATTAATCATATTAGCTCCATTTTAATTTAAAACACTAGTATTTAAGACAGATGTATTCAGTATGCTTCCACCACCGGGAACAAACAGAATCTCAACTGACTCAGTTATTGTAGCACTATCTGTAAAAGATGTGTCAAAAGATAAACCCAAACTTTCTGAAAGGCTGGGTGTATCAGCAAAGGGATCTACAGGCCCTATTGCTAAACTTGGTGAGTCTGAAAGACTAAAAGCATCTACAAAAGCCGAATTTTCGCCTACAAAATTAAAAGAAAGGCTTTCTGACATAGTAATCGTGTCTGTTATGGCAGGTTTAGTTATAGAAAACACGGGAACATCTGTTACACTAAACACGTTGCTTTTATTTAAACCTGATTCAGTAGCTAGATTATCTTCTGCACTAGCTAAGTCATCTAAAGCATAGGCATCTGTAAAAGTTCTTTGGTAAGTAACAGCCCTAGCTAGGCTTTCTGCTATATTAGGAGCGTCAGAAAGCGGTCTTTCAAAACTTTTTGCTGGTACATCTAACATCAACATATCCCCAGCACTCGCAAGAGACGAGTTTACCTCTCCTCCCATGCCAGAATGATTAGTACAATAATAATATAATGTGCTAGACGTAGACCCAGTTACTTGTATTCTTGTGTAAGCACCAGAAGATCCTGGCGTTCCATTGGTTGTAACTCCTGTTGTATATTCTGTTCCGCTTGCGTGGCTACCATTTGAGGTTTCACTAAATCTAAAAGGATGATTAGAATTACTAGAATCTGACTGTTCAAAAGTATATGTATTACCTGTTAACAGGTGCACTATAGGAGTTATAACCCCATCTATATAATATTTATTACCAGAGCCATGGTTGTTTACCCCGGTTGCTACAGTCACTGCAAACGTAGTATCTCCATCATCTTGAACAGATGTTTCAGCTCCCATTCCACTATGATTACTACAGTAGTAATGTAAATCAGGAGTAGAAGAACTTACTACAATCCTAGTATAAGCTCCTGCAGATCCAGGTGTACCGTTTACAGTTACGTCTGTAGTGTACGCACTACCTGAGTTATGAGTGCCGTTTCCTGTAGTAGAAAACCTAAAAGGATGATTAGAATTACTTGAGTCTGACTGGTCAAAAGTGTATGTAATACTTTCATTTAAAATTAATCCGGGACTAGGTAATCCATCTATGTAAAACTTATTACCTGATCCGTAAACATTAGTGCCCGTAGCTACAGTAACTGTGTAAGTTTTAGTTGTAGGCACGCTAGAAGAATCGTCAACAGCTTTACCCACATCCTTTGCATCAGACTCAGATATAGTCGTGGTATCAGCTTTACTTAGCCCTACAGACAGGACTTCAGAATCACTAAAACCGTAACTATCGGCAAGATCTCTAAAATATTGTACTGTTTTACTAAGTTCTTCAGTTACCGAGGTAGTGTCTGCAAGTGCTTTGTCTAACGCTTTGGCTAATTCTTCACTAACTATTGGCGTGTCGCTTGCAGCTTTGCCAAAGTCGAATACGTCCGAATCAGTAAAACCAAAGGACTCTGCGTTAGGTGAGTTGTATTGAGTGCTAAAGTAAAGGTTTTTGGTGTCTGCGTCTATGAAAACATCTGCAGCAGTAAGTTGTTGAAATGCAACGATTTGTTGCATGTCTATGAATTGTACTGTGGTTTTTAGATGTTCAAATAAGCTTACAGCTTCTGTAGAATCTGTCTGTATTACCAGCTTTATCTGCTGGTAGTCTACTGTAAACTTGAATGCCATTAATCAAAGTCGTCACGTACTTTAAATTTTATTAGGTCTTGTACTGTTTGTATGTTTCCATCTGACTTTGTAAACTCAAGTTCTCCCTCAAAAGTACCTGCAGTTGACCATGTTCCCGATGGGAAAGCTAAGATACAAGTGCCTGAACTAGGGGCAGAAAGTGTAGCTGTAATAGTAGATAACACTGTAGTTTTACCTACTTCTCTTATTCTTAACTTTACAGCACCGCCTGTTAAATTTACAGGAGCCCAAGTCGTACTATCTTCTATATCTAAAGTAGCACCAGAGGCAGCAGTATTGCTGTCTTTTAAGTTAAAAGTAAGTTCAGGGAGTGTATCTCCTACTACTAATTTTATTGTGTCTGAATACGCCATAACTAATTATACCTATAATGAAGAATAAAAGGGAGTTATGTCTTTTACCCTTAAATTTCCTGTTATTAAATCATACCCTTTTTCTACAGTGGGTCCAAGTGGACCTACCCACATAGGATCTCCATATCTTTTATCTTCCATAAACAAAGGAAGTGCTAAAGTAAAAGGCCCAAGCACCCCGGATCTATCTATAATCTCTGTACTATACTCACCCCAATCCATGCTTCGTGACCTTCTGTAGTTTTTATCTTCTGGGCTTACACCTGGTAAAACCCAAGCTAATCCAACTTTAAATCTTTCACGTAAATCAAACCCTAACATAGTTAATGGTAGTAAAGTTGCAGCACCTAAAAACAAAGGTACAGCTGCACCTTTTAACCCAGCCTCTGTATATCTAGCCTGCATTTCATTTATAGAACCACCTACGATAGTTTTACCATAAGCGTAGAAGAAAGATTTAAGTTGCCACACTAAAGCAAACCTAGGGTCAGAGGCCCAAATGGGTCTTTCTGCAGCATTTGGCCTTACTATAGACTCATCTACAAACCTAGCTAATGCTAATTTTATTTTTTCGTTGCCAGCTTCATTAATATTACCACCAGCCCAGTTGTTCACTTCTTCTGCTGTTAACCCTAACTCTTTTAAATATCTTATTGATCTTTGATTACCGGCTGCAGCTTTTTTAGCGTTGTCTAATAAAAATGCTTTACCCATACCTGCTGCAAATACTCTAGTAAACTTAGTAAACTGTTCTAATCCTATACCCCTAAAGAACTTATTAGTAAACTTTTTAGTATTTTCACTTGTATATTCTAACTCGCCAGCACCCACAAAGGTTTCCATCATTGCATCAATACCAACAACTCCTATATCTTTAGCTAATGTTGCTGCTTCATTTGGGTCTTTTATCATATTAAAAATAGTACTGGCTGCAGTTCGTAAGGCTCCAAAGTCTTTAGAACGCAGTATTGGTCCTGCTAAATCTGGGAAAGAAGCAAAAGTAGCAAAAGTTAAAAGTGTAACTACGTTAAAAGCTAATCCTATTTGATTAGCGCCCCTAAACATTCCACTAGAGATTGGAGTTATTTTACCTAACATAGCCATAACTGCTTGCTCAGCTAGTTCTCTTTGCTTAGGGTTTTCTATTTGACTAAGTAACTCAGCAATTCTTTCTGGTCCACCTCTTTTATTTAATTCTGTTCTTTTTACTGTATTATCAATATATTTTTGCAACGCTCTGTGTGGGTCTTCTAATAACCCTGCGTCTCTTAAACGTTTAGTAGGTACATTTTTATAAAGAGCTGCTCTAGACTTCAGTAAACCTATGTTATATTTAGCGCCATCACTATCTATTTCTATCTCATTAGATATATCTGCAAGTGTAGCTTCTACTGCTTCATTAGCTTCTTGTTCACTAAGACCATCGTTAAACTCCATAAGTAAGTTTACTAGTTCTTGTTTCTTTTCAGGGTTACCTGCTACTTCTTCTATAAGTAAAGAACGTGGGAAGAAGTTAGAAAGTTTACCTATACCTATTTTTTCCAACCCTAATGAATCGTAATGTTCTGTTAGCCACTCTCTAATTCTTGCAGCTTGTGGCCCTAGTTGTTCTGTAGGTATAGTATTATCCTCAGCTTGTAAAAGAATATCCATTTTTTCTTGGGTCATTTCACCACTCTTACGCACTCCTAGAATATCTTGTATTTGAGTCATTTTAGCTCTAGCTATAGTAGTCGTTGCAGTAAGTAGTCCTATTGCTTCTGTAGTTTGTGGCTGTCCTCTAAACATTTGAGCTAATGCTTTACCACCTTTTCCATAGCCTCTAAGTAAATCATCTTTAGCAAGTAAAACCATTTTTATAAACTCGCCCACACCAAGGGCTGCCCCTGTTTCTCCTGTTTCTTTTAATCTATTTACCGTTTGCTGTATTTTTTGTGGGGCTTTGGGGTCACCTAATGGTATTTCTTTACCTATCTTCTCTACCGTTTGTTGTATTTCTGCACTTGCTAGATACTTTGTCATAAAATGACCGGGGTCAGTGTTTATTCTTTTTAACTCTACTACATAATCAGCAAAAGCAGGACTTACTCCATATCTTCTAGTAGCAAAACCGCTAAACTCTTTTACAAAAGCTTGTATCTTACCTGCTAAACGTTTAAAGAAAGAGTCTGTTTGATTTTGTGCTTTTTTTGTTTCATCAAGAAGAAAAGAAGCTACTTGGTCTGACATCCATTCTGTAAACCCTTGTTCATCATTTGTATATTGAGCAGTGTCATTACCTTCTCTGTCTTGATTAAATGCATCAAGCAAACCTTGTCTTAACTTAGGTATATTCAAAGAGTTTTCTAATTGTTCTCTTACAAAAGAATGGCCTATCTCATGGGCTACAACAAATGCCCTAGCTCCTTGTTCTGCTTTGTTAAATCCTTCTCTAGTTTGCACAAGAAGAACATCAAAGTTTGCGCCTTCAATATTTAAGCCTCTAGTAGATTCTCCGCTATCTGGGGCTAGTCTTCTTAAACCATTTTGAACTCTGTTTAGTAAATCTGCATCTCCTTCTAAAGACTCTAAAGTAATATCCTCTGTAGTACTAAATACTTTGTAGGCTTTTTTCAAACCTAGTTTAGTATTAGCGATACGTTGAAAGTCTTTAAGAAAAGTAGCATCTAAGTGTTGTTCAACCACACTAGTAAAAGAAACACCGGGTTTAGGGCCCCCTGTTTTTGTAGAAGACCCTTTCGCGTAGGGATTTTTAAATAGTCTTCTATTAAACTCATTTTCTATTCTTTCGTCTGGTGTAGGTTCTTTTCCACCTTCTTTTTCTTCTGCTACTTGTTCTATATCAAGGTTGTCAAACCCAACTTCGTTTGCTCCCTCTTTAACATTAACACTAGATGCTCTACCCCTTTGTAAATCATTTAAAGTAAACTTATCTTTACCTTTATTCTTTGTGTAAATAAAAGCCCCAGGGTCATTAAAAGCTGCGTCATCTACAAGTTTGCCGTCATAAAATAACGCATAGTTACCCTCTAAAGAACCTAACATAAAAGCAAGTCCATCTACAGCACTACCAAACTCATCTGGAGAAAAACTTTCTCCAAAACGCCTTGCAAGGATCCTGCCTTGGTTAACAAGAGTTGGCATATCTATTCCTACAGGCTTACTCATCTCAGGTGTTTCTATTGTAAACCTACTATTTCTTGCTCTTCTTTTTGCTAAGTTAACTGATTTAGTTATATCTGCAGGACTAGGTTGAGTCACCCCTGGGGTATAACCCATGTTATATTTAATTAAATTAAATCCGCCTCTATCAGTATTTTCGTTAATTTTATAAAAAGCACCAGTTGAATCATTTACATTTTCTTTTACAAAAGCTTTTAGTAAACTTTCTGAATACCTTTTTTTATTTACATTTTCTTCAAACTCTCTCTCAAACTCTGTTGGAACTAAAGACTTAGCTTCTTCTACTAAAGCTTGGTCGTAAGTTATATCAGTAGAAGGTATAGCCCAAACTTGTGTACCTTTTTGTCTAGGGGTTATAGGGTCAAGAAAAGAACCTCTACCCTCTTCTACAGCAGTAGGCTCGCTAACATCAAATATATTTCCTAATTCTTCTTCCTCTGTTTGAAAGGATTCTTGCTGTTCATTTTCATCTAACCCCTCATCCTGCATAGCGTCCGTACGTTCTCGTATTACAGTGTCAAGTTCTTGAGAGTCAAAAGTGTGACCGGGGTTTTTATTAATATATGCTTTAGCGGCTTCTTCTGCAGCAGGAATACCATCAGCTGTAGTAGACTGTTCCCAAACAGTGTTACCATCTTTATCTTTGACGGTTGTTGCATAAGCATCGCCTGCATCTCTTGAACGAGAATACCCAAGATTATCAGCTAACCACTGGTCTAAAATAGTTTTATCAAGGGTATTTGTAGTCATTACATTAGCAAAAGACTCCGCTTTTTGTTCATTAGTTGTATATAAAGTTCCTACTCCTGCTATTTCTACAACTTTCATATTCGGATATTTAGCTTGCATTTTAGCTTCAATTGATTCCATAGCTTCTTTACTTTGGTCTACAACCCAAACTAAATCTCTTTTTATAGTTGGGTTACCCATGTCAGCAAACTGTGCTTCTAAGTTTGTTGCACTTTCTGGTAAAACTTTTCCTGTTGCTCTTTCATAAGCTTTTTGTGCAGCTATAGCATGTCCTTGTTTCATCATGTCATAACTTTTACCAGCTACAGAAGATGGAGCACCTATGATACTACCCATTCCCATGCCGCCAAAGAACCCAGCAAATAAAGCATTAGCTCTATCTAAATTAGCCATATCTTTCGTGTAGGCTTCGTCGATCCTAAATTTTTGTCGCACGGAAAGTTCTTCTTGCCCCGTTTCTGCTATGCCTTCTGCTACCGCAGTTGTTCCTAAAACTTGTCCAAACCTGCTTCTTCTACTTTGTATATTTGCAGCATAATCTTTTTTAGTTACATCAACTAGTTCCCCATCTAAAGTATATTGTGCCCCACCTTTTGTTGTAGGGGGTGTACCGCCTTTAGGTTTTTTGTTGATGACTTTTCCTACAGATTTAACTACTGCTACTTCACTACCTAAACCTAAAGCAGCAAAACCAAGGCCTTGTAAACCAGAAGCAAAAACTTCGTCTCTACCAGTCATGCCTTGTTCTGCGTAATCTCCAAAAGCAATACCTTGTCCCATAATTTGTTCTTGTGACCCAGCACCTCCTAACGCTCCTATTTTTGCTGCTCTTTTTTTAGACTCACTACGAATGTGTGCATAAAGATTATCAATCATTGTTTGTTCGTCTGGTGTTAAAGCTTTAAGTTTAACGGGGGTTTTTTTTGCTTTATTTGCTTCTATGGCTATATATTTGTTAACAACCTTTTGTATAGTTGCGCGGTCTCCTGCTTCTTTTGCTATGCTGGTAGGCAAAGCTCCTTTTGACGCTGCTTGTTTTGATAAAAATTTTATACCTAAAGACCTGCCCGCAGCGGTTGTAGCCCCTGCACCTGCTGCTGCAGCTACGCCACCAGTTCCTATTGCAGCACCAGTCATAGCTAGGCCAATACTTGCAACAGCAGAAGGTACAAATTGTCCTGTAGCTGAAATAGCTTGATTTATAAAACCTCCAAAAGTAGGTTCATCTAAGAACTCTTCAAAAGTTTCTGCGTTTGCTAGGTAAAAAGCACCTGCTGATTGAATTCTTTGAGCTTTATTTAAATGGTCTTGCATATCCTCTTCATTGCCCATAAAGGACGCAATTGAGGCATTGAAGTTTTCTATTTGCGCTTCAGTATTAGCAAGACCAGTTCTAACAGAAGCTTTAAATAATTTAATAGGGTCATCAACAATAGCAGCTTCAGGAACAGTAGGAGTAGCTAGAGTACCAGTCACCGTTCCAGAGGGTATACGGCTTTGAGGGGGTTGAGCTAAGCTACCTCTGACTCTATTTGTTTGTGATGTTCTTCTCGCCATTTTTATCTTCGTATATAAAAGCTTCTAATAAGTTACGAGCGTATGAACCTTCTTGACCAAAGCCGTTTGTTAACCCTCCTAAATCAATACTGCCATCTAGTTGAGCCCCTTGTGCATTTACATAGTATATTTGATCTATTTGACCATTAGGAAAAGTAGTATATCTAACTCTATCAAGTATCTGTCCTAAATCAGGAGACTCTCCGCTACGGAAAAGAACATCTTTAAACCAATCTTTTAAGTCTTCTGACCCATTTGCTTCCACAAGATTTTGAAATAATATGCCTGCAATACCTTTAGCAGCTTCGTACCCACCTGGGCTTCCAGCACTAATAGTAACTATGCCGTCTTTGGTACGTGCAAATTTAGGAGAGTTTGGATTAGCTTTGGTATCATTTAAAAACCCTAAAATTCTAGGTGTAACTTGCCTATCAAAGATAGTGTTTGCATCTTGAAGTTCACCTTTATCATCCATTGGATAAAGTAAATCTATAATGCTAGTATAGTTTTCTCTAATCTCGTCATCAATCTCACGAAATGCTTTTTGCATGTCAGATTTAAATTTCTGAGCATTCATAGCAAATGTATCTGCTGCTCTTGATTTATCACCATAAGCGTCAAAAATAATCATGTTTCTTTGTAAAGTAGTTCCATAATCAGGAACATTACCCATCCTATCTACACTAGTATTGCCTGCCATAACATTAGCCATAGTAAAAGCATCTATGTTAAAAGCTGATGAAGAACCAAATGGAATCCTTTCAACATCATCAACAGAATTAACATCAAATTTAGTAATAATATCTTTTACTTTTTTTACTAAGTCTCCATCCTTGCCCATTTTTTCTAAGCTAGCTTGGTTAGTTGTAAACCAATTAGTAAACTCTTCGTCACTAGCATCTGCTTCTGGTAAAGGCGTAAAGGTGTGGGTTTCTACGTCAGATGTAACTTTTACTTCTGTTTGTGGTAGTCCTGTATTAAGCCCTTCTTTTTGTTTAAGTAGGTTATCTTTTTCTGTTTGAAGTTCTTGTAGTGCGTTTTGGCTGTACCCAGCTTTTAAAGTATCGTTATTTAATATGTTATCTATCTCACTAATTCTAGTATCTATAGGGCCTGTTTGTTTTTGTATGTTTCTTCGTTTGTTTTCACTTGAAGCACCTATTGCTTTTTCGGCAACTTCTAATCCTTCTTTAATTTTAGCTTGTGCGTTTTGTTTTTTATTTGCAAGAGTTTCATCATATTCACTTATAGTTTGATATCGTTTAACACCAGAAACACCACTAGCCCCTACAAAAACCCTAAGTTCTCCATCCTTTACTGAGTATTTTTTCCCAGGAGCCATAGGACCAGAAGCTGCACCAATGCTGTTAGGGTTTTCAAGAAATTGTTGTTTTATGTTTTCAAACTCTGCTATTTCTTGGTTTGCTTGATTAAGTTTATTACTATTAATAGTTATTTCTCTTCTTGCTGAGTCTAATTGACCTTGTTTTACGACAACCCTGCCTTCTGTTCTATCGTTGAGGGGTCTTTTACTAACCCCAGATTGAGCAGCCTTAAATAAAGTATCTATTTCATTTTTCCCTAAAGAAACTTCTCCTGCTTTTGCAGTTTCAAGAATATCTATAGCATCAGAATTAGAGCCGTCTGCAAGTCTTAAATTACTTTTATCTGTAGTTGCAGGTGGTGTATCTGTAGACGGTGTTGTAGTTGTTGAGGCTCCTTGCACTTTATTTAAACCTAACTCTGTATTATCTACAGCACTTTTATCAACAGAAGGACTTATTAAACCTTGTATTTCTAAAATAGCTTGTTGTTTCTGTTCCATAGATAATTCAGGGTCATTGTCAATTTGATCTATTTGCCCCGCATATTCATCCATTAAATTGCCAGCAGAAACAGCTTCCCCTCTATTTTTTTTCACTCTTGAGTCTACTACTCTGTAATTAGTAGTCATAAAGTCTTTAAAATCACCTTTACTTAGTTTTACTACATAATCATTATCATCTTCACTGGAAAACCAAGTTTTTGGTGCAAATTTTTTATCTGGTCTCTGCATAATTAAACTAACAGTACCATCTTCGTTTTCTATAAAATCAGCTACTTTACCCTGTGCAGTCTCTCCACTTTCTGTTTTAAACTGGCCTATAGATTTTGTTGCATTTGCAACCATAATTGCTTGGGGTTTATTTTTTTGAAATAAATCTTGAAACCCTGAATCTACTTTTGTACCATCGTCGTTAGTAGTTTGAAGAAAGTCTCCTCTAGCATCTATAATGTTATTAGACTGTAAATAATTAACGAGTTCTGTTTCGTCTCTTAAATTAGTCATACGTTGATCTTCTCTCAACGCTAACCTTTGTCTTTGTTCGCTATAAGTAGGACCAAGCGCCTGGCCTACCCTACCTAATAATCCTACTCTTTCTACCATGTTATATACTAAAAATAGCCCCCAATATTGAGCCTCCTAAACCAACCATATTACTGTGGTGTTGCGCTTTTGCATTTTTGTAAGCTGCTGCTCTTTGCGCCGCCATACCCGAAGCATCACCTAAACCACTTAAAGAACTTTGGTTAACGCCTTGCCCAATACCTATAAGCTCATTTAAAGTTGCATTATTAATTTCTCTTTGTTGAATTCTAGCGTTATTTAAAGAATTAGTAAGTCCTAGTTGCCCACCTAACTGCAAATTTCTTTGTTGTTGTTGTCTTTGGGCATTTGACAAACCAGCTCCACCATATCTCTCTATGTTTCGTTGTTGTATCTGTTGAGCTATTTGATTTTGCCTAACTTGATCTTCTCTAGCTTTATCCATTAAAGAAGTATCATCTGTAGCTTTTAATAACTTTTCTTCAAAGTCTCTAAAGTTATCAATAAAATCCATATAGTCTTGTCGAGTTATTTGAGCAAAAGTATCTTCCGGATTTGTAACCGAAGGTAACGTGCTTACGTAATCTGTACCCCTATGTCCTCTAATATGTGGCATTAGAAACCTCCACTATTTGAATAATTATTATCTACTGCTGCTGGTGTATCATCTGCTGAGCCGCCAAAAAAACTGTTTGCTCCAAAAAACCCACCATCGTTTTGTTTATCTCTCGCTATAAAACCAGAAGCTAAGTTTGTACCTACTTTGAAATTAGCATTTCTTCTTGCTTGTTTAGCTTTAGCAAACTGTAACTGTTTTGTAGATTCTATCCTTGCGGCTTTTGATAGACCGGACTGCGCATCCGCGGCCATACCTCTAGCATTTTTAAGAACATTTATTTGATCCCCTCTTTGGGCTGTTAAACCTTGCGCTCTAGCTTGTAGTTGTTGCGCTCCAGCTGCTGAAGCTAAATCTGCTGCTGCATCTACAGATTGAGCAGCTTTTATACTAGGCCTACCACTCAAAGCTTGCATAGTATCAGCTTGAGCCCTACCAGCTGCTACTCCAGAATAGTCTTCTGTCATAGACCTATCCCTAAGTTCTGTTAACTTAGGTAAATATTTTTCTCGAAAATAGTTTTTTTCAGCTAAAGATACAGAAGCGAGAGCTTTTTCTTGCTCGCTTGCTTTAAAGTCTGAACTTTTTGGTTTACTACTCATTTAACTTCTTTCCTATATATTCGTGTATCTAACGCCCAGCCAATTGTTTTAGTGTACGACTCCATTTCTGGCACTCGTGATCTCGCTTCGAGATACTTACAACCTACTTCTTTTGCTAGGTTATTAAACCACTCATCGTGAGCTAACCAATTGTGCCCACCTTTTTCATAAGTATACGCTATCCATAGCAGTAATGTCTTGTCTTTTGTAAACTGGTCGGTTTCTACAGTCAGTATCAAAAAACCTACAGGAGAGGTGTAAAGGAAAGCTCTTTCGTTTACGCACTCACTGTAAACATCTTCGGGAATATAGGTAAGATGCGGATTTTCTTTTAAAATATCAAGTATGCCTGTTTTTATAACGTTCCAACACTTTCTTATGTCAGTATAAACGGGTTCCTCAATAGTCGATTTCCTTTCCGTACCTTCCATACCGTCTCCTTGGCATTCCTATTCCCTTGTACTTAACAGTTCTTTTTACCCCAAGATCTCCGCCTCGGGCCCTTAATTCTGCTTGTTTCGTTTCGATATTAAATTGAAATGAATATTCTTGTGACGCGCCAATATCTGTCCACTCTTTGTTTGGCATACGTAATAATCTGTATAAAGTTCCATATATAATTGCATCTCTATATTGATTAGATATTGTAGTATCTATGTTATTGCTAGTTCTAGTAGGTTTTAAAGCAACACTAGCTATAACTTGCTTAGCCCCACTTGGAACAGGCACTATCCAAAAAGTAGTCGGGGTTTTCTGTAAATACACATGAGGTTGGCCTGTTTTATCTCTCCAATCTGGATAATTTAACTCTAAGCTACGTGGGCTTATAGGATCCATATCATTACCATCGTGCGTCATTAATAACACTTGATGAACTTCAGTCCCTACTGGTATGTCAAAATCATATTCATAGACCCCTGAAATAGTATTAAAAGGATCCATATCTAAAATATAAGCTTTTGACCTTTCACAAAATTCTATAGTTGCAGCTCTTAAATGTTGTTCTACCAAAGAATCTGGACACATAGGAACATAAGGTAATATTTCTTTAACTAAAGAAGAGAAAGAAGCCATTCTTAATTACCTCCCATAGAAGCTGCAGTTGTAGTAGTTACAGGATCAATATTTGGGTCTAAAAGGCTCTGAGCTTGTCCACCTTGGCCCAAACTAGCAGTAAAAAGTTGATAATGACTACCTGCTCTTTGCGCATTTGACGCATATTCTGCGTCTTTCATATATGCTTTATACAAAACAAAATCCACAATAGCATTTCCATAAATATCATCAACGTAAATTGTAGAAGAAGTGCCACTTAAGTCTGTAGGTGTTCTAGAAAAAACAATCTCTACGTACGCATTACCAGATACCCCTGGATACACGTAATACTTTCTTGGGTCATCTTCATCAAAAATATAATTTTTGACAACAGTACCATGCGCAGAGTGCCCTGTTACAGTGGGATCATGCCAGTCAGGGTCTTGCGCATTTAAAATATCAGAACTTACTAATCGAATGGCTCTTTTACCTGTAGCACTGCTTCCAGTTGCTGACATGTTACGAACTACTTTTATTAGTCGTAGACCAACATCCGGTATAGTTTGTTCTGTTCCAGTAGCTAATTGAACATTAGCATGGTCTGCAGATGCTTCAGGTCTAAGGTTTACAATTTCCCTTTGAGCATCATTAATATACCTAAGTAATTCTGCTTCTGACCACCTAACACTCGTAGTATCTTGTAAGGTATCTTGCACCCTTGTAATTATATTAGCGCCTGTAAGTGTACCTGCCATAAGTTACTCTGATTACTGTGCAGCTTTTATTTCTTCAATCAAAGTAGCTTTCTTTTTTCTTCTATCTAATTCAATGCCTAAACTACGACCATGTGCTTCTAATTCTATTTTAGTCATACCTTCTAAGCTAACTGAATGCTGTTCTACTACTGGCTCTTCGATTGTTTCTTGTTCTACTGGAACTTCTTCAGCCGCTCCACCAGAATCTTCGTCTGTCACTGGAGGTTCTTCCACAACAGGTGTTGGCATTTCGCCTTCATATTGTGTACATCCCTCTTGTAAGCAAAGCAACCCAAGTTCATTTGAAACTTCTTTTGGTACTCCTGCTTTTAAAGAAATACTTGCGCCCCAAGTTGAAGCTATATATTTATCATCACTAGAAATTATTATCATTTGTTACTCCTTAAAATATGGGTGGCCAAAGAGCCACCCATAAAATATATCACAATTAGAATGCGACATCTAATCTTATAACACCAAAGTCTTCAACTTGACCTGTGTGGTCAGAATTGTACTTAGGCTTTTTAAGACCAAATATTTTACCAATTGATATACCGTTTTGGTTTCCATAGTCAAATGTGTCTTCAACTATTTCAGGAATACCAATGTCAGCCATAGCTAATGCTTGAGCTCCGCAGAATAAACATGCAGAACCATTAACATCAGCGTCAGCACCCCATTTGTATCCAGCAGCACCAGCATTTGATGATGTACCAGTTAAGGCGCCAGTTGTGTTAAACACATGTCTGAACTCATGTACCATGATTCCATCAACCATTAAGCTTGATGAACCAGAGAATAAGCTAGACTGAGGTCCTCTGATACCAGCTTGTCTTACGTTAGCAAGGAAGTCTGAATCGAGTTTTAAATCAGCCATAACTTGTGGTGTTACGAAGAGATGATATGTCTCGTCGTTACCCGCACCTCTTAGACCTCTGATGTATTGATCTTTTGCATAAGCTTTTAGATCAACAATAGCACCATAAGTTAGTTTGTCAGCTGCAACAGTTGCAGTAACATCACCAGCTACGATACCATTTGTAGCATCAAATCTTCTATGTCTATTTGAGGTAGGAGCAGTTACGTCAGATGAGAACGCAAGGTCACCAAGATTCTGTCCAGAATTTTGAACAGGTCTTAATGCACCGTTGTTCTTAAGTGTGTAACCGATACCACTTAGAGTTAAGAATGCTAATTGGTCCATTCTGTCAGCCATTGCGTAAGCAAGTGCATCTCTAGAATGTTCCCTAAAGTTCACAACTGATTTTTGATCATTCATTCTACCTGAAAGTCTGTTCGCAAATCTTAGTTGATCAAGTTGTACAACAATGTCGAAAGCTCTTAATGACTCTTCATTACCCTCTAAAGTATTGTCTCCAACGATACCATCACCAGTCATATCGGCTAAAAGTGTTAATACAGCTCTAGCTCCTTTTTCTGATTGAGTAAGTTCAGATATAGTCTGAACCATAGCATTGGATCCGCTACCTGCGAATTGGTTGATGAAGGACATATTCCTAGCGACACGCCAAAAATCACGTGACCAGATGGTAAGTTGTTCACTGGTCAACGCGGCAAAGTTTGTATTTGCCATGATAATTCTCCTTATCAAAGTTGTTTAAAAACCAGTCGTCTTTTGGAGCGACTACCTATCCGTATACCCGTTATCGTGGGGGGGACGCTCTCGTTGTTTGCGGATTACGACTCCGGTTAGTTTTACGCTCTAACAAGCGAAAACGATTTTTTACAGGAACGACCCTGGTAAGATATCGCTCTTACGTGCGAACTTATTTAATTTATACCACAGTTTATCCGAAATCGCCACGCATTCTTTTTAAAGTCTCTGCGGGCAATGCATCGAATTCTTCTGTAGACAATACATCTAAATCTATTTTTTTCTCAACTTTATTTTTACCTTTTAAAGTAGGCGGTTGAGATTCAGCAGCTTCTATCTTTTTAGTAGTATTAGCTACTTTTTTCTTTTCTACTATTTTTTCACCAACTACATCTTTTTTTGGTTCTTCTGTTGATAATGTAGGTTTGATTACATATTTAGCAGCTTTATCTAAAGCATCTGCTCCTGAAAAACCCTGTATCATAAAAGCATCTCTAAGGTCCATAACTTCTTGGGTTAAATCAGCATCATAACTAGCGCTGGTTTCATCAAGTTGTGGGTGAGCAGTTTGTAACTCTACAGCTTTATTTTGTAAAGCTACAGCTTCTGTGCTTTGTTGCACAGTTTGTCCCATACGTTCTTGTACTTCAAACAACATAGACTTACGCTCTGCGTCTCTAATTTCTGCTCTTAGTTCTGCGGCTTTTTCAGCTTCGCCGTTTAATATATGGTCTTGATACTCTATTTCTTTTGCAGCAAAATCATACTCAGGTGCTTTATCTATTGTCTCTACCGGATTAGTTGCTTCTTGTAATTGTTTTGTTAAAGCTTTTTGTTTAGCTAAAACCTCATCAAACCTAGATTTTGGAATCATAGGCTCTTTTGGTTCTGGAGTTCCTTCTTGTACTGTTTCAACAACCGGTTGTGTATCTGAGTCATCGTCTTCCAATACTGTTTCTTCTCCTGCGTCTTCTGCAACTTCAGTTTCAGTTTCAGGTTCTTCTGTTTCTTCTGCCTCTTCAATTTCTTCTGCTGGTTCTTCTTCAGCCTTAAGCTCTTCAACTTCTTCAACTTCCGCCTCCTTTGGAAATTCTATTTCTTCTTCTTCTGTTTTAGGTTCTTCTTCAAAGTTTAGATCAACTTTAAACCCTTCTGCATCCTCTGCTGTTTTTTTATCAGCGCCAGGTATGCCATCTAACATTACTTTATCGTCTGTTGATGTTTCAGTTTTTTTATTTTTTGCCATAATTAATTACCTCCTGTGGTTTTCATGGCTGCAGCGGCCATTTTTGCTGCTGCTGCAGTATCAGTTTGACTCTTTCTCATATCGTTTGTTAAAGCAGATAACCTTTCACGTAGAGAAAGTTCCTCACGTTTTGTTTCAATTTTACTTTGTAATTCAGCAACCTTCAACTGTGGATCTTGTTCTGCTGCTTGAGTTTTTGCAACATTAAGCGCAGATTCTGTTTGTAACCTTGTTACTTCTGCTTCTAATTTAGCTATTTCAAGCTGAGTACTTCTAATTTGTGATTCCATTTGGAACTGTTGTAATTGTACTTGCTGCTCTGTAGGAGGCGCAGTTCCCTCTTGTTGTCTAATTCTTTCTGCTATATCTGCTTTACGTGACAAGTGTGAATACTCTACTATCATATCATTTGGTATTGGTACTCCAACCCCTCTAAGTTCAATAGCTTCAGCAAACTGCATTTCGTCAAAGTTATCTCTAGCTGGAGCAGTACCTACAACAGTTAAATCGTTTATAACCATGCCTTCTGGAGTCATTTCGTTTACTTTTAATTTTTGTCTTGGTTTATAAGGATCTGATTCATCGGTGATTTGAATTATACGTTCTTCTGTATAGTAAGTTTGAATCATTTGTAGGACTTTTTCTGCTAAATATTGTCTAGTTTTAGCAAGGTTGTCTAAAGGTACTTGTAACAATAAAGACCCTCTACCTTGTTTAGCTTGAATAGCTACACCAGATACTTCTGGGCTATCCATACCGAGCATAGCATCTGTAATACCGCTTATTTCTTTTATGTTCCTTGCAGCTTTTTGGCCTAATCTATCTAAACCAGTAGGTATTTGGTTAGGTGGTATTTTACCGGGTGGGGTAGAACCTCTATTATATTCTAAAACTAAACCTGTCTCAGCCCCGTGCTCTTCTAAATCGTCTGGGGTCATACCAGACAAAGAACCAGATTCTACAATCCACCCGCTATTTGCAGTCGTATTAACGATGTGCAGTTCTTGAGAAGTTATTTTGTTAAGTTGTTCTTGTGGAGACAACAGATTTCTTACCATCCCAAACGGTTTGCCTCTACGAAAGTATGGAAAGTATGGCACGATTGTAAAATGGTCATATGGAGAATAGTCATCGAATAACACTACGGTATCTGCGGTCACAGTCCAACGGACTCGTCGCATTTTTTTAGAAATAATATCTAACCCATAATCATCAGCAAATTTTTCTCTTTTCTTTTTACCCCAAGCGTTTGGGATTTTTCTTTTATCCCCAGTAACTGGATCTACATAATACATGCAATCATCTAACTTATAATATTGCCTTTCGATAACACGAATAGATCTAAGCATTCGTGCGTTTTCTGGATCACCCGGATACTGTTGTCCGTAGTTATATTCGTCTGTATCTCCGTATCTAGACTCTTCAAACTCCATAGAATCAGCACCTAAAGTTGTACCTGTTTCTGCTAAAAATCTTAACTTGTCTGCTTTGTCTTGGCCGTAAGTTTCTTCTATCTCATCTATACTCATCCATTTACTTTCAAATATTTCGTTCCATGTCCTTGGGTCATAGTGTTTTGCATCTGGGTCAATAAGAATATCCAATGGGTCTT